TTACGAGGACCAATGGGATAGCAAGAAACTTATCATAAAGCCTTATGTAGATTTCTATGATGGTAGCTTTATAGATTGGTCTAACAAGATTGATAGAAGTAAACCTCTTGGTATAAAGCCAATGTCAGAAATTAATGCAAGGTATTATGCTTTCAAGTACAAATCAGATAATGACTTCTACAATGACAACTATAAAAAGAAGTTTAACGAAGGCTACGCAGATAGGCTTTACGACACCGAATTTGATTTTGTTAAAGATACAGATAGTACGGAAGTAATATTTGCATCAAGTCCATTATACCAAGCTACAGGAACAGATAAGATTTATCCTGCTATATATAAAAAGTCTGACAATAACACAAAGGAAGATAGGATGGACTTTGTGATTAGGATTTTACAGGCTAAGAAGATTACAGGTAGAACATCTTGGACAATAACTAATGGTGCATCTTTAGGTAGTCAAACAACATACGGATATGCAGGACATTTAGATGACCCATTTACTCCTACTAATGACATAAACTTTGGCGCACCAAAAGAATTATATTTTACTGCATCTACCTATCCAACTACTAACCTATTCAATGCCTACTATTCAGATTATATGGCAGAGATAACAGATAAAGATAGTAAGCTATTAAAGTGTGAAGCATTGCTAAACATAGCAGACATACAAAACCTTGACTTCTCAAAGTTAATAATGATTGATAATCAGCTATTCAGACTTAACAAAGTGGATGGTTACAGCATTATAGATTATAAGACAAGCAAGGTAGAATTATTAAAAGTTATAACTAAAGTATTCTAAAATGGCAGAACAATTAAATTTAAGTATAAATGTTAGCGGTAACGTAGAAGAATCTTTAGGTTCAATAAAGAAACAATTACGAGAAGCACAGAATGAGGTTACTGCATTGTCTGATAAATTTGGTGCTACATCTAAGGAAGCTATACAAGCAGCAAAGAGGGCAGGAGAACTTAAAGATAGAATAGGAGATGCTAAAGCTTTAACAGAAGCGTTTAATCCAGATGCTAAATTTAAAGCATTGTCAGCTTCATTGTCTGGTGTTGCAGGTGGATTTGCAGCAGTACAGGGTGCTATAGGTTTATTTGGTGGAGAAAGCAAAGAACTTGAAAAGCAATTACTGAAGGTTCAATCTGCAATGGCTTTATCACAAGGATTGCAAAGTGTTGGAGAGAGTATAGATAGCTTTAAACAATTAGGTGCAGTAGTTAAGTCAAGCACAGTATTTTTAAAGGCTAATGAGATAGCTACTAAAGGTGCTGCATTAGCTACCAGATTGTTTGGTGGTGCTGTTGATACAACTGCTGTATCTTTTAAGGTTCTTAAAGGTGCTATAGCTGCAACAGGTATTGGTTTATTAGTTGTAGCTATTGGGTTCTTAGTTGAAAAGCTGATGGGTATGGGTAAAGCTTCTAAACAAGCAGCAGATAAACAAAAAGAATTAAATGCTCAATTAGCTAATACAACTAAAGAAGTTGTAAAGCAATCTGAAAAGTTTATTGATTCAGATACTAAATTAAAAATAGCAAGGGCAAAGTTAGCAGGTGCATCTGAAAAAGAATTACTTGAAATAGAACAGAAAGGAATTAAAGCTAAAGTTGAAGTTAGACAAAGGAACTATGAAGATTTATTAAAGACAGACAAAGCAGCAGCAACAGACCTTGTACAACAGAATGCAGACGCACAGGATGAATTACTATTAGGAGAATTAGCTTTTCAACAAAAACAAAAAGAATTAAGACGAGAAACAGCTAAAAAAAATAAAGAATTAAAAGAAGAAGAAGATAAAAGAGAAGAAGAAGTTCAAAAGAAAAGAATAACAGATGGACAAACTGCTTACTCTAATGCATACAACTTGCAAATACAAGCAATGGAGAATGCAAGTGCAGCAGCTAAAACACAGCAAGAAGCTGATGATGATGAAGTTGCAAGATTATTTGGATTAGAAGAAAAAAAACTTGGTGTACAAATTGAAGCTAATAATAAAAAAATAATAGAACAAAAAGCATTTAATGCATTAGTAGTACAAGCAGAAGAAGATTTACAAGATGCTAAATTTGGTGCAGCAAGTGCAGGATTAAATCTATTAGGTTCTTTGGTAGGACAAAATGAAAAGATAGCTAACGCAATATTTATAGCAGATAAGGCTATGGCGGTAGCTAAAATTGTAGTAGACACAATAAAAGAGATTTCAGCTAATAGTGCTTGGGGTGCTACATTAGGTCCGGCGGGTATTGCATATGCAACTACAAGAAATACTATTGCTAAGATTAGAGCAGCTACAGGTATAGCTACTATTGCTGCAACAACTATATCTAAGTTTAAAGGAGGTTCAACAGCAGCTAACTTTGGTAGTGGTGGTGCTATTTCTGCAAGTGGTGTGCCGATAGTTCCACAACAAAATCAAATGCAGACAACTAATATAAGCCAACAAAGCATTAATGATTTAGGAAATCAAGCTATTAAAGCCTACGTAGTTGAAACAGATGTTACTTCTTCACAGCAGAGAATAGCAGCTATACAACAAAGAGCAAGGTTTAATTGATAATATAAACAAATTAAAACATTTATAAGGTATGGAACTTCCTATTTACGAATTAATGATTAACGAAGATGTCAATGATGATGCAGAAGTTAGCTTTGTGGCAATGGTTGAAAGACCTGCCATACAGCGTAATTGGAATGCGTTTAAAGAAAATGTTAAATTCGAAATCATCTCTGAAGAAAAGCGTATTATTTCTGGTCCTCTTATGTTGGCTGATACTCCAATTTTTAGGAGTGATGATAAGCTTGGGGATTATTATATTACTATTTCTAAAGATACTATTCTCAAAATTGTTCAGAAGTTTTTTAAGAAAGGTTACCAAGCGAATGTAAACGTAGAGCATAACCCAGACTACAAGGTAGAAGATATGGTTATGTTTGAATCTTTTATTTCAGATAGTTCAAGGGGCATAGCACCAATGAAAGGATTTGAAGATGCACCAGAGGGTTCGTGGTTTGGTAGCTTTAAAGTAGATTCTGACGATGCTTGGGAGAAGGTTAAAAGCGGAGAAGTAAAAGGATTTAGTGTTGAGGGTGTGTTTGAATACGCAAAGCAAAAGAATAAAGACCAACAGTTGTTAGAAAGTATTTATAATATCCTTTCATCTGTTAAGTGATAAACTAATTAATTAATAAACATTTAAAACAAAAGTATGAATCCAAAAGAAGCGATACTAAAAATTAAGGCACTCTTTGAAGAAGTGCCAATGGACAAGAAACCAGAAGAAGTTATCGAAGAAGGCAAAGTCGAGATGGCTGAATATTCTTTGATTGATGGAACTAAGGTTATGATTTCTGCCCTTGAAGTAGGTGGAGAAGTTGTACTTGAAGATGGTACTGCTGCACCAGATGCTGAACACGAACTTGCTGATGGTAGCAAAATAGTTACTGTTGGTGGTATCATCACAGAATTTAAACCTAAAGAAGATGCTATTGAAGTGGAAATTGAAGCAGGTAAAAAACCTGAAGATATGGAAGCTGAATTTAACGCTAAGTTTGAAGCATTGATGGCGGAGAAAGTTGCACTTGAAAATAGACTTGCAGCAATCGAAGCTAAAACTAAAGATGGTTTTTCACAAGTGGTTGAGTTGATTGAAGCTATGAGTAAAGTACCTTCATCTAACCCGATTGAAAAGCCACAGTCTTATAAGTTTGAAGATTCAAAAGACATCAAACTTGATAGGATTAATAAATATCGTAACGCAATTTTAAACAATAAAAACTAAATAAAATGGCATTTAATGTATCTTCATTGGCTGACTATACAGAACAAAACGAAGCATTGCTCGTTACTTCTTCTGTACTTGGTGCTAAGACTGCTTCTCTTATTAAGAGTGCAGGTAACGTAATGGTAGGAGTTAAATCTTCTGAAACCATTAATATTATGGACACCGATGCTTTCTTCCAAGCAGGTGGTACTTGCGGATTTAACGCATCTGGTACAACTTCATTCACACAGCGTACTGTAACTGTAGGTAAAATTGCAGTTATGGAAGCTATCTGTCCTGCTGACCTTGAAGCGAAGTACTTGCAAAAAGCACTTCCTACCGGTTCTATGTATGACAGCATTCCTTTTGAGCAAGAATTTTCTGAAAAGAAAGCTAAGAGAATTGCATCTCAAATTGAAATTGCACTATGGAATGGTAACACAGGTTCTGCAAATGGTAACCTAAACAAGTTCAACGGATTGATTAAGTTGATTGCTGATGCATCTGCTTCTGTAGCTGCTAACGATGCTGCTTATATCTCTGGTGGACCTGTAGCTTCAATCACTGCTGCTAACGTAATCGCAGTATTTGATGCAGTTTACAAGGCTATCCCTTCAGCAGTTGTTGCTGAAGATGATATGACTATCTTCTGTGGTCAAGACCTTTTCAGAACTTACACTATTGCTCTTAAAAATGCAAATCAGTTCCATTACTCTATTGATGTAAAAGCTGATTCTGAATTTGTACTTCCGGGTACACTTATTAAAGTAGTAGCTGTTCAAGGTCTTAACGGAACTAACAAAGTTTATGCTTTGAGATTGAGCAATATGTTCTTGGGAACTGACTTGCTTAACGAAGAAGAAAAGTTTGAGTTGTTCTATGCTAAAGAAGCTGACATCGTAAGGTTTGTATGCAAATTTAAAATTGGCGTAAACATAGCCTTCCCGGATGAGATTGCTTTCTTCGCACTTTAATTAATAATGGGGGTGTAAAAAGCCCCCTTTAAATATACAACTATGGCTTGTGCTTTAACTCAAAATTACGTCTTAGACTGTAAAGATTCTTTAGGTGGTATCACCGAAGTTTACTTTATTGCATCAGCAGATGTAACATCTTATACAGAAGCAAGTGGTGTTATTACTGCACTTGTTAAAGGTTCTGGAAAAAGATTTTACAAATATGAATTAGTTAAAGGTACTTCAAGTTTTGTTGAGAATATTAATGCTTCTGTTGAGAATGGAACTATATTTTATCAACAAGAACTAACAATTATTTTAAACAAACTTCAAGCTAATACAAGGAATGAAATCCTTTTGTTAGCGAAGAATCTTTTAGATGTTGTCGCTAAAGATAACAACGGCAAGTATTGGTTTCTTGGTCTTAAAAGAGGTCTTGATATTACAGCAGGTTCATCACAGAGTGGTGCTGCTGAAGGCGACAGAAGCGGATATACTTTAACCTTCACAGGTAAAGAAGATGCCCTTGCACCAGAGGTAAACTCTACTGTTGCTTTAGCCTTACAAACTCCGGGTTCTTAGTGGTTAAATGAATTATGTGGATGCCCTGCCTTTATGGTGGGGCATTTTTGTTAAATTCCATCAATAAGAACATTTATAAGTGTGATACAACTAATCAAAGG